TGAAATTCTCATGGGTCTCTCTTTTGCTAAAAAATATAACATTTGCCTAGCTTCAACGACCTCTCTTTTTCTAGTCTTAGTATACATTTCACCTAAAGTTAAGTGAAACTTTTCTGCTATAGCATCTGCATATGCATCAAATATGTCTTTTTTCATTTTATTTTATTTTCGTTTTTTAAATTTTTTATTTCATACTGTAGATGATGAATTGCTTTCTCTATGTCTTCAATATGTTTTTCTACTATACTCATTCCTTCTTCTTTTTTCTTTCCGCAACGTAAAAGATAAGTAACTGCATTACCCACGTTATAAGAACAAGAAAATCCGTAAACAACTTGTTCTGCTAAATAGCCATTTTTACCCACGTAGTAATTCGGCTTTTTTCTTATTTCTGTCATATCTATTTATTAATTTATATTTAGTCATATCATTTTTAATAATTTGTCTTTCCGGTATCGGCATAGGGAATTTACAAGCCGAGACAAATTTACCTTTAATTTCTATTTTGTCAGTTTCTCTAAAAAAATTATTTAGATCAATATAGTATGTTTTATTCACAATACTATCTTTATAGTTTTGTTGTTTACTTTTTAAAGAATTAATAAGATATGTTGAGAGTTCTTTCATTTAATTTAATTTTAAAAGGGGATAGCTAATAGTATTAACGTTCTGGCAATAGCGCCTTTATAACCACCCCCTTAGTATAAAGACTAAAACATTTAATATTAAGGTATCTTACACCTATAAAATTATTGGGATTATTCCCAGTCTTTATTCCTTATAATTTTTTACAATAATTTGCTTAAGAATGTCTTGATTTAATTTCTGGAGCCATTGTATAAACCTTTTGTTTGGTTTATCTTTTAACTT